CGGCGGCGACAGGAGCAGAATACGCGACAAAGATCCAGGGACGCATCCCTAATCGATAGCTAAGTTCCCACTCTCGTCCCATGTAAGCATAGATGCCAATGAGGAAGTGGAAGACTGTGAGTTGAAATGGACCCCCGTTGTAGAGCCATTCATCAAGTGAATTAGCTTCCCAAATTGGGTAGAAGTGTAGTCCGATGGCGTTGCTGCTCGGAATGACGGCTCCCGATATGATGTTGTTTCCATAAAGAAGACTCCCGGATACGGGCTCACGGATGCCATCAATATCGACAGGAGGAGCCGCAACGAATGCAATGATGAAGCAGATGGTGGCGGCAAGAAGACACGGAATCATCAGTGTCCCAAACCAGCCAATATAAAGACGGTTGTTAGTGCTGGTTACCCAGCCACAAAAACGGTCCCAGTTAGACTGAGACCGAGGAGCTGCAAGAATAGCAGTCATAGTTGAAGTTAGTTAAGACGAGTTACTTGAACCCTTCCAACTCCAGAGTTAGTGAGACCAATTCGATCAGCCGCACCTTTACTGAGATCGATTGCCCTATTACCATGATAGGGACCACGATCATTGACCCGAACAACGGCACACCGTTTGAAACAGACTTTAAGTTTAGTTCCAAAAGGGAGTGTCTTGTGCGCTGCAGTAAGGCCGTTTTGATTGTATCGCTCACCATTGGCGGTGAGGTTTCCGTGGAAGCCAGGACCGTACCAACTGGTGATCACCGACAGAGTAGTTAGAATAGGAAGCATAATTAATAAGCAAAGAACTTTTATATTGCTTACGCTTACAATTCCGCCAATACACGCGCAGTATTAACGGAACTACCAATACTACTTTTTCTTAGCAGTTTTAGCTGCTTGCTTAAATTGTTTAGCAGTGGGTGCACCAGCAGTACCTGCCTTACGCATCTTCTCACCACTACCTTTGGCAATACGCTCACGCTTGGCGTGAATGTTTGCATAGAGACCAGGCTTAGCCATTTAACATTTCCACTTACGAAGGGCTAGTGCTTTACGAGTAGGTCTACCTTTCTCATCCTTCATTGGACCTGGGTTACCTGACATACGTGCACAGAATGAACGCTTGCGAGGACCACCTTCAGGTTGAGGAGCTTTAAGGTTAGAGCCAGTCTCACGATTGTATTTAGCACGACCAGCAGCCGTTAGGCCGCCGGTACGTGATTTGTGTTTTCCAATTTTAAGGCTAACACTATTAGCCATTACTTCTTTGGTTTTTTGTTCTGAATCTGTTTGCTAGTTTTAACAGCCTCTTTTTTAGCTGCAGCTTTACCAGCAGGAGTATAAGGATACTCCTTGTTTCCAACTTTAGGCATTACCAAATACCGGGGATAATTTGACCAGTCAGCGCGTAAGCACCAATAGCAGCCACGAAGCCAAGCATAGCCAAGCGACCATTGAGTAGTTCAGCACGTTCGTTGTGAGGCACGGTGTAGTTGTGATCAGTGTACATGGGAGGTTCGATGGGCCAGATGTTAGTGTCGTTCATTAAAATTCAATGTCAGATCGTTCAAGTTTATCGATAACGTCCTGTCGATAGGCAGGATCATTGTCGTAGCGACGATCAGCCATTGCACGTACCAGTTCAGCCTGACTACGGAACACGTCTTGTGAACGAGCAGGTTTACCAGTCAGCATGTTTCCTTCAACACCCATGGAATCAGTATAGCGATAGTACAGTGCCTGTAGAGCAAGTTGGATAGCGTTGGTATTACCTGATTCAACAAGAGAATCAAATGCTTCAATCTCACCTTCGCTAAAGTTTTCAGCAGCCCAACTGGTAAGTTGATTGTAAGCAGCTTGGCCGCCTACCATGTTCTGCAGTTGGTTGACTTCTTGATTACTCAACTCCCGTCCAGATACGGATGGAGTATTTTCTTGCATCTCAAAATAAGCTTTCACTAGATCTTGAGATGACATTTGAGAGAATGCATCAAGAGTTTCTTGACTCAGTTCTCCGTTCTTAGAATACTCTTCACCCGCAAGTGAAAGAAGACCAGAGAAATCTTCATAGTCCCGACTCTCTTCTTCAGCTGGTTCCTCATCGTAAGACTCTTCTTCAGATTCCTCACGAGAGTTACTACCCAGTTTCTTCTCCAGCTCCATATAAGCTTTCTCAAGATCCTGAGCGTTCTTGTATTTACCAGCCAGCATACCCTCGTGTTGAGCCATCAGCTCTTCACCGATAGCAAGGGAATCAGCTTCGTCGGATTCAATAGACGACATTACTTCTGCATCAGGAGTAGCATCGTAACTCAAAATTTCAGCCATAAAAAGTTATTGCATTGGTGGAGCGGATTGTTGACTGCCCAGGTATTGAGCAACAGCTTCTTCCGCATTAGGGTTCTTGGATGGGTCAGCCATGGGAACCTTCAACATATCAGGCAACTGTTGCATTTGCATCATCTGCTGTTGTTGACCCATAACTTGTTGACGTTCAGCAGTACGCTGATCAACAGACTTAACAAGGTTCAGTACATCAATACCCTGTGCAGCTGCCAAGCGTTTGATAGCTTCGTCTGCATTGATGAATTGAAGCATCTGGTCAGGACCAAGTGCTTGAGAGATAGTCGCAATGAAGGTGGTGAGAGACTCACGATCTTGACCACGACCAAGGGCGTTGATACCAGCAACAATGGTTGGGTTCACCAGATCCTTAGGAATCCGGGGAAGTTCACCAGAACGTTGCAGTACCAGCAACTTACGATTGAGATAAGGAATTAGGAACTCAACAGTCAACAGGGAGAACAATCCTCCAAGTTGTTGTTCCAGTTCCATCTGAGTGAGGCGAACCTCTTCCGCTGTAGTGCGTTCAGATTGACGAACAGTAAGCACAAGGAATGCTTCTGCAACACGTCGTTCAAGAGTAGCAGCAAGATTAGCTGCAGTACTGAAGTCAGCGGTCTTACCTACTTGGATAACACCGATGTCTTCTGGCCGTCCTTGAACGATCGCACCGTTGCCTGCCTGGGCTATGGTGGCCGGTTTGGTGGTGCTTGAGGGTGATACCACGAAGACGACCTTAGCGGCTGCTGCAGAGCCCTCTACGAGGGACTGAGAGAGTGCATCAAGAGACTTGAGATCACCCAAGAACTCTTCTACTCTACCTCGTCCATAGTTCTCACCGTCTACGGTATTGAATCGAAGGACTAGCCAAGGGTTAGCATCTGTAGGTGCTTTACCTTCAGTACCTGCGATACGCTTACCGTAGGCTTCTTGATGCCACAGCCAACGATTATTATCAAGACGAACGTGAGTATAAACCTCTACGTCATCTTCATGAGCATAGCTACGATCATTGACTTGATTATCTTTTTCTTGCAACTCCTTAGGGAGAAGCTTTTTGTTAATCAGTTCTTTGGTGACGATCTCAATTACGTTACCATTACCATCCCGTTCCACTACATAGCGGCTCAATGGATAATGCTTAAGCCCATCCTTACCCATGTAAATCAACGCATTACCACCAACAACAAGATGTTTGATGGCTTGGTGAACAACGACACGATCACTAGAAGCAGCAATCGAATCCATTACCATGCGTTCAATCTTGGCAAAACTCAGGTCAAGTTCAGAACGGATCTCAGCGGGCAACTCAGTGCCTAGCTTATCATCACGAATCTGAAGTTTAAAGAAAGTAGTTTGAGGGGGAAGCAGAGCAAGCATAAGCTTAGCTGCCAATGTAACTACTGACTTAGCGCCAACTGATTGCCAAGGTTGTTTAAGGGTTTTGTGGGTAATCCTAAACTCATCACGTTGGATAAGATAAGGAATCGTAAGCTCAGAGCATTCAACAGCAGTTTGGAGAAAGTTAGTACGGTAACTACTTAGATGATCGTACCTTGATTTAGCGTCCATCTAGTTAACCAACGTTAGTTCCACTTGAACCCATGCCACCAATATTGGAGCCGGGTGTACGATTGATACGAAGAGAAGCAAGACTTGTTGGAGCTTGTTTCCGTTTAGTCCGCATAAGAGGAGTAGCTGCTGCTTCACTAGCACCAGTTTTGACAGGTAACCGGTTAGCTGCAGCAATAGCAGCCATGGCTTCTTGTTGCTGTTTGTTAGCTGCAGCTTGGAGAGCCATCATCCTTTCTTCTTGTGCTCTACGATCTCTTTCAGCTTGAGCCATCATACCACGTTGAGCTGATTCAGCCCGCATCTGTTCTTGTTGACGGTGGTGCGCTCTGGTTTGTGAACCAAATGGATCACACATGATGTTAATCCTCGTTAGTAATTCGTGTACGAATCCACTCAACAACACTTACTTGTCCAGATCTATACATGATCTGATTAAGTGACGTGTCAGGAGTGGGGTTGAATGGTGGATAAAGATCCTCTAGCTCTTCCAACAACCGTTCAACAGTCAGGAGGTTAAGCGTATTGAGGGAGATTTGGGTTTGCATGTTCAAAGAACGCTGGCATACGTGCTCGCTTTGTTTCG